AGTTTCAGCAATTCAGACTCAATAAGCGCCTCCATCAATTCTCGAATTGTGCTCTTCACTTTGTCATCAGGCTCTTTGTTCATCACGGCGCAGGCAAAGTTTAAAGCTGCCATTTCTACCGCTGTGTTATCTTCCTCTTCTGGGAATTCCCACAATACTTGCCCATCTTGGCAAAGAGGATGGTCTGGATGATACCAGTATGAGCCAGCGGGGCTTTTGTATTCTACGAGAATGCATGTTTTCATGCTGCGACTTTCTTTTTGACCCATCCGCTAGGTTTCTGGACTTCGTAACCAACTTTGGAGAGAAGAGCGGAGACTTCATCCTTCGGCTTGCCAAGCTCGTCAGCAAACACATTCAGACGAAGAGAACCACGGGCAAGGCGTTCCTCGACCTGCTGTTTGATTTCGAGTTCTTCGGCGGTGAGTTCGGGTTCTTCAGCGACAGGCTTCACAACTTCACTCACTTTTTCCGAGGTTTTGACTGGCTCTGGCCGCTTAGCCTCAACTGGCTTATTACCCTTCAGTAGCTCATACAAGCTATTGTCTTTGCAGCCGTGGATGACCAGAGCGGTGTTTGAAACAAAGCCTCCACGATGGCGCACAAGACGCTCTGTAGGAACAGGCTTGCACTCAAAGCCACCTTGAACGGCGGTGTATTCGTGCGTATTCCACTGGTCGGCGATGAGGTTCGTGTTTGCCCATCCATTCAGACGCATCTGACCGCGAAGGTAGATGTCAAAAGGAACACCGGGGTTTCCAACCTGTTTGCCGAGGTCAACCACCAGAGGGCGGATGGGATTGTCCAGATTTACCATGTCAGGCGGGTAAACGGACACTCCCATCATCATTTCCTCGCTTGTTTCGGTTTCGAGGACGCCATTCACCACCATTGGAAGCTGAACCAAGTTGCCAAAATGCGCTTTTCCAGCCGCACGATAGGCGTTCTGAAGGCGGTTCGCCCAATCTTTCTGAGTAGGAGCCGCGTCAGCTTCAAGGTAAATCCAAGGCTGGTTGTTTTTCAACCGGGCCAGATTCATCACCGTATGGTAGAAGCAGACGTTCTGGTTCACAACCGGGTTCGGATGGCTCAAATCCGTGGTGATCTGAACGATGTCTACATGGCCGAACACGTCACGAAGGCGGTCGTATTCTTCTTGGGCGACCTTTTTCACGTTTGGAGCGTGAATAATCGTGGCGGTGTGGTCGAGAAGGCCTCCGAATTGGATCAGAAGGTCGTTGCGAAGCTTGAAGCGTTCGGCGTCAAATTGGGTAACTGGAAGGGCGAGGTTCATTTTAATGTATGTCCGGCGTTTTGCGTGGCGAGCCTAAACTTGGAATAAGAGGCGTCAAGATGAGATTTTTCGTAGAACTCAGGGCAACGATCATGGTTGAACTCCATAAGCATGCTAATCAGCTCATGCTTTGGCAGGTGTGGCATCTGTTGCTGCATCATGGAGATAGCAGCGTTGGGGTGCATCAGACCCTTCGGAAGCCCTCTAAACTGCCAACCACCCGGAGGCGTCTCGGTGCCATCTGGAAGTGGAATTTCAGGCTTGATTCGCAACTCTCCCGATCCTGAGATGTCTGGAAGGAGAACGTCGCCATTTGCCACATACTGAGCGTTTGAAGACGGGTAGATGCAGTCTGGCAGTTTCAGGCAGCTTTCCTGAATGCGTGGATGCTTTAGACCCTCCGCAATCGTCATGGCGGCAGACTGGTTTCCGATGAAAAGGGCGCTCCCCGCAATCAGCTTGGCTAGGTCCAGCATGTTGCCAATTTTGGCACGTTCTACGCTACCAAACTGGCTGAAGGCGGCATACTCCTCGTCAATCCCGACAAACACGATGCGGTTTCCGTAGTGTTTAACAATCTTCCCCCAAGGGAATTTCTCATTGTTGTAACGAGGGCTGCGATTCACCACGATTCTGCCGTGGTTCTCGAAGTCGGAAAGGGTCAGCCACGCCAAAGAAGTGTCCGGCAGCGTGTCGATAAACCCAACCATCTGAGCATGGCGAGCATGGACTAGAGCAAGATTGGAAACGCCATCGTGAAGCCGTTTGTGGCGGAAATCCTCGGAACGCCAGTCGCAGCTTTCAGGCTTTCCAATTTTAACTTCCTTGATGATCGGCTGGCTTTCGAGGAACGGGCGGATGAACTTCTCTCGGGCGACAATGCCTTTTGTGAGGCCATCGTCCCAAAGGTGATAGATGGTAGGATTACCTTTGTGGACTAAGGTTGCTAAGCTCACCACGCAGTCCCCTAGATCGCCGCTACTCGATACAACTACCGTATCACCGCTGGTGGTGTAATGACGGCCAGCTTCACTCCGAACTTCAACGGGGCGATCTTCCGCGAACGAATACAAGCCGGTGTATTTAGCTTCAACGAAGTTCCACGCTACCGTGTCTTGAAACACCGCCTCGGTGCAATGAATACCTGTGATGCCAATGTGTTTCGAGCGTGAGGCTGTCGGAACGATGCAGGTCAAGTTATGCTTCGGCATGACACGAAGTTGTAGATTCCAATCCCAGCCGCTAGGTGAGTTGTCAGATGCTCCACTCGAATAATCAAAGTCCCAAGTGTCTCGCAGACAGGTTTTCCACACATCAGCACTCGTCATCCAGATGTTGCCGGTAAACTCGTTCGTGCGATGCCAAGTTGCGGGATTCTTATCAGCACCTTTCCCGACCCATTTCGCGCAGACCGCCATCGTGTCCTCAATCCATTCGAGTTTGGCAGATGTGAAGAAATTCAAGACATCCGGCGAAACCAAGAAGTCATCTTCACCAAGGATCACATACTTCGCCCCTTCGATGCGGAAGCAGTGGTCAAAAAGATGCCAAGGGTTGCGGAGAACGCCAAGTTTCTCCTTGTTGAAGTGCTTGATGATCGGAACTGGTGACTTGGCTGCAAAAGCATCAATCGCCGCCACGCATTCGTCTCGCTTCTCCGTTGGCTCGATGAAGAAGTGAACCGCTGAGACAAGATCAAGATCGGTGTTTAGCCACGAATCCAGTGTAGGCTTTAGGTATTGCGGCCTGTCAGCGCAGGTGAACGCAAGGATGGTCTGGTTTTGGAGCCTCTTGAACACATCGCCGCCATGCTCGTAGCGTTCTTTGGAGTTGGACTTGCGGGCAACTTCGTCTTCGGTGCTATAGCCTTGACTTGGATTTTTATGAATCCAACCAAGGTCCACTTTGCCGCCTTGTGTGGCATCAACGTAGCCCCATCGCTTTGCTACTTCCGTAAAGAAGTTGTCACAATAGACTGATTTGAACGCAGGGTGATACAGATACCCCATTGCGTCGTAGAATTTCTTACTGATGATCGCGTGGCAAATCAAGCCGTCCTTACGATGCAGGTCGCCAACATGTAGGATGTCAGCACCATTGCACATATAGGACTCGATAATTTGGTCCCAACTTGGAGGGCAAGTCCAGTCGTCGTCTAGGCCAATAAGGATGTCGCCAGTCGCATGTTTAGCAGCCTCGTTCCACGCTGAAACCACATCGTTGCCTTGTGAGATTACCGCGTCTAGAAATGCGGCTTTACCAGCCTCATCATCATGGTCAACGCAGGTGATAATCTCAATGTTTGCCGAGTTGTCTGCGTTATCGAGCCACAGCTTTTGACAGGCTTTGGCTTCGTTGGGACGACGAGTAGCGTGAAGTAGGCTAATTTTCATGGTTCAAAACGAATTCAAAAAGCGATGCTTGGCTTGATATTCAGCCAGTTCCCTAACCTTTTCAAAAAGCGGATAGCAAGCCCTCCACATTTTCCCCCCTCATCTCGTATGGGATTTCCCACTCTTCGTCATTGATCTTGAAACAAATGTAATTCCAAGCTTCGCGTGGAGACATGTGCTCAAAAGCCTTCACCATCAGCTTCCCCTTTCTCATCCATCCGTTTGAGCCAAAGTCGTGCTTAATCCATTGCCATCCAGATGCGTCTTGGACGGCTTTGATGATTTTCTCTGCGATTTGATTGTCGATGTCGTTCATATCTGTTGCGCCCATCCACCTCCGAATGAGATGAGTCGGCTGTCAGGAAGCATACTCTGCGTCTGCTTCTTCGTCAAGAAGCCAAGGTCAAACTCGCTCATCCCTTGACGTGGACGGAGGACAATGGCGGCTTTTTCGTTGGAGGAAAGGCCGTGACGGACGCGGGAAACGTAGAGGCACATCAAGGCGGAATCTCCAAGGTCCGGCGACTTCTTGGTCCTCAACCTCATGTCCTTCTTTGACTCAATCTGGACGACATTAGCCTTCTCCTTGTAGGTTCTGGCGCAAAGCTCGGCAACCACGTCCGGTTTCAGCCCTCGAAGCTGCCCTGTGCGGACCAGTTCGCGTCCCACATACCAAAGCTCGGAGGCCATGTTGAAGAAACGCTCGCTGCCCTTGCGGTGGTCGTTGCGAGAAACCGGCATGTCAGACGCCCTACCAGAGAAGCAGACGTTGATAAACCCAAGGCCAATGTCGCGGGCAATGAGGGCGGAGAAGGGCTCGCCGCCACCCGTCGCATCAATCGCAAAGTTTCGGATGTCCACCTTATGCTCAGCCAGCTTCTCCTTGGTCAGCTTGACCACCCATTCCACCTTGGAGACGGTCTTATTCGTGATGTCGTCGTCCAGAACGTAGATGTGCGTCAGCTCAAACACCTTCTGCTTGGTCTGCGTATCCACGTTCACAGCAATTCCAGACTTACCGATAGCCAGAGCGGCTCGGTCGCCACCATGCACAAAGCCGGGGTCAAGAGCGGCCACCATCACGGGAGGCTCAACCCAAGTCGTAACCGGCCTGTCAGCGCCATATTTGACGATTTCTGTCTCGGTGTAGATGGAATCGAGGTCGCCAGCAGGACTCCAGAAGCCGCGAATCTGCTCGTAGTAGCCTTTGGTTTTCGTTCCGATGGGGCCGATCTGCCGAAGCTTCTCCAGCGTAAGAAGCCCCTTCCACCGTTCATGGCCCGCTAGGACGTTCGGAGACTTCTCCCCGTCGAAGCGGATGCAGTAGCCCTTGAGGCCAAACGGCTCGATTTCCGTCTCCCATTCGATGTCATCCTCGGTGATGGTTGACCACCCTCCTTTGGGCCGGGAGATGATGCCACCCGGATCGTAGTAACTATTCGGGTTGAATGCGCCTGCCAGCTTGCATTGCTTGTTGGCCGTGAGGTTGTTTAGGACCGTGTTGAGCAGGGAATGCTTCAGTGTGGCGAACTCATCACCCATCACGATCATGCGTTCAGCCTTCGTTCCTTGGAGCTTGTCGGCAGACTCTTTCTCGGAGGAGCTTTCGGAGGCCAAGAGAACGATGCCTCGCGTTTCGGATTTGACGCCTTGGAACTCGTAGCGGATGCGGTTTTGGGAATCAATCAGCCTTCCCGGCATCAGGTTGGTTCCGAAATACTTTTCGAGGTGAATCCAGACGAGTTTTATTTTGCCCCAAACTTTGTCTTTGGCTGCTGCAACGGTGGTCGAGGTGACGATTACTTTGGTATCCTTTGGGAAGAGGAAGAACCACATTGCGCCAATGAGGGCTAGAGATTCAGTGTTGTGAGTAACTGTAAAGTCCTCAAGCAAGAACCTACCATTACCATCCAAAGTGAATCCATTGTATTGACCTTGCCCAAGCTGTTCAATTTTGAATCCTATACATTCAGAATGGTGACGCAGCTTTTTAGGCTGACACTTTTTCCTTAGAGTTGGAATGGAGCAAACATCCCCGAGAATGTTGATCCTTTCCGATGGGAATTCCTTTCCATTGCACCTTGCTAGCTTGAATGTTTTTGTCGCCCTAAAGCCGAGAGAGCGGGCCAAAAAGCAAATATCCTCTGCGAGAGTAGGATTTGAGCACGATATGCTAAAATGAGTTCCGGCTGCGTGACCATCAGAGTCGATGATGCCAGCCAAAAGCTCCATGCGTTTCTGGCGGCTGTTGAGAAGATATTTTTTAAGTATGCGTTTATGCCCTTTTTCTTCAGCGTTTTTGCAGCCCGAAGATTCTCGCACAAGCCTGAGCCAAGGATTGTCACCCTTTTTGCCAAAGGAGGGTGATGGGCAACGGTTCCTGTATCGACCCTCATTTCTCACATAACCAATCTGTTCAAAATAGTTGAACACATAGGATTGAACCTCGCTTTCTGCGTCTGGAATTGTGATGGATGGCTTATTACATCCACCGTCACCTAGCCAAATGCCGTAAACGCGAGGATCAATCTCAACCTCTTGATCTGGAAAGTCCATCCCACGAACAAAGAGTCGATGATGGATTTGAAAAGACGTTGGTTTCTTGAGAAACTCCTTAACCGGGATGTCGATTATTTCCCCAACCTTTGCGTTCGACGATACATTCTTACACGTTCTCTGAAGCGTTAGGACATGATCGTCATTACATTCCCAAGGCTCACCTGATTTTGGGACAATGCGAACCATGTTGCTTCGCCCTGTGCAAGTGCTTAAAACAGTTCTTGCGTCGTTGCTGTCTCCTGCTAAAAGATCGCCAACAACGATTTGATCGGCTCGCTTAGATGAGCCGTCAAACATACGAACTTTTGTGTGGGGGGCTAAGCATTTTCCCGATGACTTATGGCCCGCAATCGCAAGTATATTGTGTCTGTAAAAATTATCCAGAATCCGCATCGCATTCGGATTCCACTCAAAGTAGAAAATCCCTCGCGGATCACCAAAGATGATTTTCGTGAAGTTCACAAAATGCTGCTGCCAAGAAACCAGCTTGTTTCCCGGCAGAGACTTCATCCGCTCGTAATCACGAAGGATACAAAGCTCGATATACCAGTCAGGACAGGGTATGATCCTGTTCTTAGGCCCCCAAGGCTTGTTGGGCCAAACGCGGCCATATTTGATGACTCGGTTGTCTGCTGTCTTTCCTGCCATTTACGGCAGATTAGGCGTCAAGGACAGTTTTGCAAATTACTTCTCGCAAGCCTCCCAAGCATCAGGGTTCCATTTGCCGGTTTCGAGTGAGTTGTTTTGCTCCCAATGCTCATTAACTGACAACCAACTGTGCTCCTGAATATTTGTTCTGCCCGCAATGACAATGCCATCTTGATTGATGGAAAGCGGAACAACCCAAAGGGTAAACCTGTCGGCTTTTGTTTCAAGCTTCACTCGAAAGCGAGTAAAAGGAGTAACATCTTCCGGCCCAAGCGGCACTTTTACTTCCCACTCCTCCACCTCATCATCTTTCAATGGACACTCTCCACCATCCCAAGGAATCCACGCGGGTTCGTCTTTGGCTGGTTCGGGCCAAGGTGTGGTGAGAGGAAGGCGGTAAGTTGATCTTACATTAGAGCCATTATCCATTTTTTTGTTCCAAAATCCTTCCCATCCTTCGCATTTCCTTGATCCAGAATGAGACGGTGGAAGGCCTCCATTTGATTCCCCTTTTAGCAAAAGCCTCCAACCAACCCCAACCTGCTCAGCCGTCAGATTGTCCGGGTTGTGTAGCTCTGCGGGATAAGGAGGTGTGGCGAGGATGGGGCGGATTTTATGACCGGCTACAATAAATTGGATTGGGTCTTTTTGAACCAAAAGACCGCTTTGAGCTTTTATCCAAACCCCTATATTTGTGGAATACTCAAACGGATGCCCCGTCTCAAAGATTTCAGCAGCAAGGCGAAGCTGGTCGGCGGTTTGTTTTGTGGTCATAGGCTGGCAAGTAGGGCTTCTTTGGTTGGGAAAAGATGGACTTCTGCGTATTTTACGCATTTATGACTTGGATGACTCACCGTGTAAACGGTATGGATGTTATTACTACCCACATCTAATTCACATGATTTAATTGTTGCCGAACAGGCTTTGTTGTCTTCCATGAACCAAACCGTTTCGCCGATGTCGTATTTTGTGGTGATTGTCATATCGAATTCAACCTTACGTTAATTTGTTGATGGTGTCAAGATTCTTCGGTTCCTCGCGGTTCAAATCGGAAGTAACGCATGTTGGACTTCAGCGGCACTCGCTTCCTCCGCTGGCCGTTGCGGGTCTTCTTGAGGAACAAATCCCGGTCGTCATTCGACTCCTTTTCCTCCTTTTTCTGCCAAGCCTTCTTCGGAGCCTCCTTGCTCTCAGGTTCCACGATCATCCAGAAATTGTCCGCATCCTGCTCAATGGCGCGGGATTCTCGGGCCTCGTTCATGTCGTTAAGCTGTGAAGGCATCAGGAAGCAGGCTCCAGTGGCCTTGGCGCACTGCTTGGCCGTCTTCGTGATGTGAGCCACCTCCCGTTCCCGATTGGCGGTATTTTCGGCAGTGGAGCAAATCTGGATGTAATCCACGACTACGATGTATTTCTGGCCCGGTTTCCGCTGTCTGGAGCGTTTGATGACTGCCCGGCAAATCTTCTCAATGGTTAAGTTAGCTGAATCAATCACTCTCAGATTCCATTGAGCGACCTTCCCCATCTTGGCACTCAGGCTCATCTGCTCCCCTCGGGTAAGCATCCCGAGCTTCATGTTTTGAGCATCAACCCCTGCCTGAGAGCACAAAAGACGCGTAACTTCCTGAACATCCGTCATTTCCACGGTGAAAATGTCGCAAAGATGGCCGTTAAGGCAGGCATTTTCGACCATTTGGCGGCAGATAGCCGACTTTCCTTCGGATGGTTTAGCGGCAATAACGGTCAAAGTTCCGTCCTCCAGACCGCCAGAATACTCGTCAAGTTTGAGAAAACCCGTCGAGATGCCGGGAATTCGTCCGGGGTTCCTTGCCCGCTCCTCCATTTGGTCAACTACGGCATTGATGATGTCGGGAAGGGGTCGAAATTCCACATCGGGGCTTCCGTCCTCCACAATAGCCTCATTTACAGCCCTTTGGACCCCTCCGAGTATGTCGGCAGCGGAAACGTCCTCCGACTCGTTAAATCGCCTTATAGCGTGTATTCCAGAGGCGCAGGCATGAATCATGGTTCTGAACTGGAAATTGCGCTTCAAAATCTCGGAAAAATAGGAGAAATGAGACGGAATTACCGGCATGCAGGCCAGATCGGTGACGTAGGCCGGTCCTCCAATGGATTCGAGTTCCCCGTTTTGGCGTAGAAGATGGGTGACTGAGGCGGCATCTACCGGCTTTCCTCGGGAATACTGGTCGAGGATGAAGGAGTAGATCGTCCTGCGGCTAGGATGGTAGAACTGCTCTGCCGGTGGAGCCTCGTCGCACCAGTTGGGATTGAAGAACAGGCAGGAGATGAGGCCTTCCTCGGCTTCCTTGGAGGCGGGGAGAGGGGCGTTTAGGGTTGCGAGGAGTTCTTCGGTTGTCATTGTTCAAGGTGTCCGATAATGGTATTCCAGCGAAGGCACAGGTCGCAAAGGTTGAGAATACGAATGGAATTTGAGGCAAATGCTCCTTTTTGCACTTCTAGTGACCAGATTCCTTCCAAGGCTTCTCTCATTTTTGAGACTGGCAAGGATGGATTGGATGCTAAAAAGGCCTTCAGGTGAACAGCGTCCTTCACATGGAAGGAGTATGGTGTCGAAAAACGCTCATTCCAAAGCTCCATCCACATGTCTTTCACTTCTTGGTGTCGAGGATCAGCCGGTTTTGGAGGTCTGCCGCGTTTTTTAGGTGCTGAGTGTTGAATCTCCACCTTCTCGACTGGTTTGGGAAAAGAAAATAACTCAAGGGGTTCGTGACCCGAATTTTTTAATTCGGGAATATATGGATTACCTTCTTGGATTACCTTTGGGTGTCCCACAGACAGGGGGGTGGTTTCTGTAGGACAGGGGTGGGGTGTCTGTGAGACAGGGGTGTCCTGTTTTTTTACCTTCCACTGGTCGGCTGAAGTAAGAGTGTAGAGATTGGTGTAATTACCACCAGCGCACCTTTGGACAATCAACATATCGAGGTCCTCTAGCTCCTGAATGGCGCGACGAGCCGTGCTTTCTGATATTTCGCATATCTTAGCAATGCTTCCAAGTCCGGGCCAAGCAGACCTTGCTCGATTGGCTCGCCTTGCGATGTGGCAGTAAACGCGAAAAGCGTATGGGGTAAGGCTAGCGTCATCTAGCTTGGAATGAACAAATATGACGTTGAACTCGTTCTGATCTTGAAGGATTTGCATGTCTCTAAAAGGCCCTCCCCACACAAACAGGGATGGAAACCGGAAGACGGCGGCCCTGTAGGGTGGGGAGGATGTAGGTTTAGAGTTCAATGTCTTCTAGGCTTGCCGTTTCCACGCGGCGTTGCTGCCTATACCACGCACAAATAGCGTGTCAATCCTTCGGCTTTGTGATGTAAAATCGAGAGCCAGCCATCGGAACGGTAAAGCCCATAGAATCAGGCTTGTTGATCGGCCAAACTCCTCCGTATTGCACGTTGAACGAGCATGTGAAGTTCTCGCCAATAATGGAGAATTTGGTAAAGACATGAGGCGTTCCAACCTCGCAATCCTCCAGATCAATATCTTTGATTTTGGTCGATGCGGAACCGAACATCGAATCTTCTTCGGTCAACAATCCTCCAATCCATTCGGATTTTCCATCAACGAATTGCTGCCAAAGTGGGTAGTGTTTCTGTGTTTTCATAAATCAGTTCCGCTTTCTTCTTGTTGATAAACCGGGCAAATGGTAACACCTCGTTGGATGCGAATAGCCTCAAATCTTCCAAGAAGAGGCGCAACCCTGCTTTCTTGGTCGTCATTGTAATCTGAGTAGTTCATAAGCTCCTCGCGCAGCCCGGTTAATGGAATGCAGCATTGGCTAATTTTACTCAGCTCATCACGCAATTCAGCGCAACCCAAACAGGTCTTGTAATCGCTCGGTTCACCATCCCAAATACCCGAAGTATATTCGTATTTTTCACCAATCTCGATCCATCCTCGACATTCGCAGCATCGGTGACGCTTTTTGGCTTTTCTCTTGGTAAGAGTAAACACTTCTGGCATTTCACAATCACACATAATGGTAAAAATTGAGTTTTGATAAAAGCTGTCACCCCTTCGCGGCCTCCGCCATCGCAATCAGGTCATCCAAGGACGGATGGTAGTCCCACATGCAGTCACCCTCCTGCTTCGGCCTCCTTCGATGAGCCATGATCTTGACCTGTCTAGGTCCGCTGTTGGTAATCTCAATGCGGACAAAATCTCGGTGCGCCAGCAAGCCATAAATGTCACCCCGCCACAAACTTAATCAACGCCACAACCAGCAGGCCAAGTGCCAGCCATCAACGTCGCATGCGCCAGCTTGATCGCCTCACGCATAGCCCGAATAACCTCACAGGCCTCGGCTGCATCGTGGGCGTCTGCCATGGAACAAATGTTGGAAAGCTCTGTGTTGAGGCGTTCGCGTTCGCCTTTGAGGCTGGCATTCTCGCGTTCGAGCTGGCAAGCGAACTGCATAGATCGTTCTTGAGTATTAAACTCACCAGAGTTGAAGGCAGCATCTGTCCTTGGTGTCGGTATTTCAATTTCGTTCATATTGTTTGTCTACTATCGTTGAGAAAATCTCCACCATCGCATCCAGTTCGTCAACAGCGGCGTCCCACAAACTCAGGCGGTGAATCGGATGGTAGCTGGCAATCTGATGCGCCAACAGGTCGATCAGAATCTTCGTCACTTCTTCCTTGTCGGCTTTCGTTGCTGACAGCGTGGACGCAAGACGGTGGGCGAGACGATGGGCTGGCGAGGCTTTGATGTTGGGCATGTCATTTGATGGTTCGCCTGCAATACTCAGCAATAAGCAAGGCGTCAGATATACTATGCGTGCATTTGATATGCGGAAACAACTGCTGAGCGCGGGATTTGCTCACGTTCTTTACCCCACCAGTCAGGCATCCAAGCTCCTTCTGCCACTTCTGAGGAGTGACGTAGGTGAATGGAATCTTGGCAGCAGTCAACGCCATTTCGAGATGGCCGAATCCTTGGCCGAAAGTGAAGGCTGAAGTTACGCCCATTTGCGGAGACGAATGCACCTTTTCGAGACAGCAGTGAATCTTATTGCACTCAAAGCCGATGTTGAAGAAAACATCCCACAAGTCAGTCAAAGTCTCAGGCATTTTTACAGCCCAAGCCTTTGATGGATCGTTGTCAGGAATGAAGGCTATGCCGCCATTGATGCCGGGATCGCAAGACGCATGGATGGTATTCATTTCTCTTGAGCTACGATTTGAACGAACGGCTTGCCAATGCCAGTTGAGCGATATTTTATGTCAATGATGCCACCGCAGACATGCGAGGCCGTGAACTGGACTTTTACTTCAGCGGGAACGTCGCCGTGCGTTTCTTTGATGCGCTGAAGTTCTTCGATGATGAGGGAGATTAGCATGGCTTGGTAAAAGTTGCTGCCTTTTTTGGCATGGTGAAAAAGCGATAACCGTTGTGATGCAGATCGTATCCAAGGTAATCACATGCAATCTTAAGACGATACTTGTCTTTGGAATGAATATGAGGAGCGCGAACATCTACGATTTGAAGGCGTTTGAGATGCGGTAGAGATTTAACTCGGTCAATCGCCTCCTTAATCCACTTTCGTTGATGGAATTTGGCAAACTTGATAAGGTTGAGTTCCTGAATATCCGCTAGGACATCATTAATAATCTCTTGAATGGAAGCCTTTACCTTTCCGTTGTTTGTTGCGGCCCATTCCAGCATTTCGCCGATGGTGCAGGTCTTTTGGTTTGGTGGTTTCATATTCAAGCAAGTTTACCGTGCATGTGAGGGCGGGATGCGTTGTATTGCGCCTTGATGTGGACGGCTCGGCCAAGGTCGATTCCGAAGGCTTTGGCGGAATCACAGCAACGGATGAAGATGTCAGCGAATTCCTCTTCAGCTTGAGTAAGTGGGCAATCCTTGTCGCAGGGTGCGTGAAGCTGGCCTTTGCGGGCGGATTCCCAAAGCTCTGAGATTTCTCCGTGAAGGTTGGCGGTCCATTTTGACATCAAAATAATGTCAGATAGGTCAAAATCTTCGTCGTGGAAGCCTTTATTCTTTGCGTTGGCGTAAAGCTCTTCGGCGATTGCGTTGATGGTGTCGATTTGTTCGGCGGTCATGTTATTGATTTTTGATTTTGAGTCCAATGAGCCAGAGCATTACAATAACCCCGGAGAATCCTAATCGGATGCAAAATAGTAGCTCGTTGAATTGTTCTTCGGTCATATAGGTAACTGTAAGCTAGGTTTTGCGCGTTGTCGAGCCGCGCCCCTCGGTTGTTGAGTGATTAAAGTAAAATGCTAGAAGGGGATTTCATCGCCTTCAAGATTGTCTCCAGAAGATTGAGCTGCTTGCTGACGTGGCGCTGGACGAGCTTGTTGCTGACCTCCGCGTTGAGGCATCCATTTGCCATTGCCAATGATGACAGGCTTCTCGCCTTTATCGCGGGCCTCCTTGGGCGGGTTTTGCTTAACGACGTGAGTGTCGCCGAACTGTGATTCGCGATCATTTTCGTAGATCACTGCATCGAGGTAGGTTCCCTTGTTGCCAGCAAAGAGCCACTCTTTGTTGATTTTCTTAACGTCGATTTTGAGGATGATGGGCGTTGCCATTTTATGTGTGTGTTGAGGGTGATTATTTGATCCAGCGTTTGCGCTCCCAGCTTGGGACTTCGAGTTCGATAATACCGCGAGAGTAACCGGGCCATTTGCCGGTTTCTTTGCAGGTCTTGTAGAGTTCAACGCAGTGTTTCATCTGAGCGCGTCCAATTTCCAGAGCTTCTTCTGGCGGCTGATAGATTACCACGTCGTAAGGCTCTTGTGTCTCTACGCACAGCCAGAAATAGGCTGGAGGTTCGTCAAGGCCAAGTTCCAAAGCTAGAAGTGACTGATACCATGCAGTCTGCATTGGGTAGCGCAGGCTAAATGCTTTGCGGCCCCATTCTTCAGGATCGGCATTGGATGTGGTCTTGAAATCCACGATGATCGGCTTGCCAGCTTCATCAGTCCCGTAAGCGTCCAGCTTGCCCTTAATTTCAATGCCGCCAAAAGTTTGCACGATGCCATGCTCACGATTTGGGCAGCGACCAAGGAGATACTGAGCATCCGCACTTTTACGAACGGCATCAGCAGCCATGCGGACAGCGGCATCGTCATCTGGTGACAGGATTTCACGACCTGCGTTTTTGTCGCGCCATGCCTTTCCTTCTTTGGTGCGGAGGTCGATGTCAGCAGGACGAACAATGTAGGATGGTGACTTGCCTTCCAGCACAATTTCGTGGACGTAGGTTCCAATCTGCATTTCACGCGATGGCTCAAACTTGCGATTGAGTGATGCTTGGAAGTGCTTGGGCGACTTCAGAAGCGACTTGGCTGCCGAGTAATTTAGCGCCGGGTGCGGCCTGTAAATGCTATCTTCGAGGATAATCACTCGGTTTCCTCCTGAGCGGATGGCAGGTTGAGGGAAGCTTTAACCGTTTCCTTGCTGAAAGCCTCATCAATAGTCGTCTGGCCGTCCTTGATGGCGGTATGCAAACCGAAAAGCGTTTCAAGGTCAGCGAGGTCGATGTCGTCAACAGAACGCTTGTTAAGAAGAGCTAGAATCTTGTCTTTTTGAACGCCCATTTTACCAAACGATTCAACGGCGCGTTGGCGACGTTCAGCGAGCGTCTTTGCGTCACCGATGGCGACCTGCTTAGCTTGCTCGAAAATTGGTTTGATGAGCGCACCCGGAACAACTTTGAACACTGCATCACGGAACGCAATAGCTGCGCCTGCATTGGCAGCAAGGTTGATGTCATCCTCATCAATCGCTCCACCCTTGGACTTTTTACCAACGATACGACGGCGTTTTTCAACCGTAACAGCCACGTTCTTTTCGAGGTCATGGCAAACAGCCTGAATCACCACATGCGGACTGTCGCCAGTGGAAACAGTGTCGATGATGCGGCTACCGGCACGAAGGTTGCCATAGCAAGAAACGGCGATTTCAGCCAAACGAACAGACGGACCTTGGATGCTTTTTCCTCCGCGAGGCAAGGTGTAGAAGCAGTTCTCGGCAGTTTCTTGATCCAGAGTGGCAAAGGAAAGCATGTCAGCCTTAACCTTGGATAGCGTGCGAGGATACTTCTTTGCGGTGCTGATTTGCGTATCAACTTCCGCTCGGGTGACTTGCTCGATGGCGGTGATGCGTTCGGGTTTCAGGATTTCTAGCTCTTCTTGCATGGTGTTTTTATTGGTGTGGTGAATGCTTTTTCAATGCTCCATTTCCTTTTGGAGATTCTTTGCTGCAAGCAATGCAATGGGAATCCAAGATCGCGCTCCCATTGTGCAATGCACTTGGTCAGGTTTCTAGGTAGGCTTTGACAAACTCCGCCGCGACTTGGGGAACGATTGCATTGCCGTAACCGCGCAGTCGCACCACTCGGGCGGGAATCCCATGAGCCAGCGGGAAAAATGCGGGTTCAGTTGGTATGCGACGGGTTTTTCCGTCTCGGCAGGGGACGAGTTGGGAGGCATCCCAGCATCGAAGCAGTCTCTCGCTAGGCACCTGTTGTCCCGGCTCTGCGGGGTAAGTTTGTTGGATGTTGGAGTTGCCCACCCATCCAGTCCTGCTACCTGCTGGCTCAGTGGTATCCCCGTGTCCTGCGGGCGTGGCGGGAGAACTCCCCGCGCTGCATCCGTCACTGTCGGAGAGCACCAGCCCGTCAGATACTTGGCAACTTGGCGCGGGAGATTCGCTGAACCATTCTCTGAGTCCATCGCTCGAATCAATGCCTCGGGTGATGCCGAGTCTTTGTGATCCCTCGCATTCGGGGATGACCATCCCACGTTTTTCACGGCGTCCTGGAGCCGCATCGTGTGCCTGCTGGCTTGAGACGGC